TGCTTCGACTTGGCTTTGCCATCCATTTGAAAACTTTTCACACCACCTCCATCCGTTGGCGCGCAAAATGTTAAAATCGCGCCGTGAAAGCCTTCTAATCCCGTGTGGACACCATGCAATTGTCTCTCGCTTGGCAGCCCACGTCCAGTAAGCACCCTCACCTCAGCATCCGTAGAGTCACGGTACCGAAGTAGGAGCGCCGCGTAGATTTTACGGAACTCCGCGTACATCTCGGGGTATGGGTACGCGTGGATGAGCAATTGGCCCAGCCGGAACAACTCTTGTCCAACCGTCAACGTACCCTCAGTGAACTTGAAGGCAGCGCGCAGCCGCTCAGGATTGTAATGACACCAATAGATACCATTCCACAGCACCGTGTCGGCGCCAAGGAAGTGCGTCCCATCAGGCCCGTCGAACACCTTCCAATCTTCTAACTTGATGACAACCTGAAAAACGTCGTAGAGAACCTGCTTGACCCAGTGAGGATCACGCATTTTCGCGAACTTTCTCGGGAATTTGCCACGAAAGTCATCCGAATAGATGTGCAAGACGAGGGCCTTCAACTCAGCACGAGTCACTTCAGAACAAGCCTTCCGTGCAAGTGTGAGAATGTGAGACGCCGTCCAAGGGCACGTGTCGTCGGCCGTGTTGTTCTGGCCACTCGGGTTGTGTGTCGCAGTCGCAATTACCGTTCCGTCCCACAAAATCGTGAGAGTATAGGTAATATTGTCCTGGACCCACTGAGCAGCCTTGATGTCAAACGGGTCGGTTAGCTCTAAGAATTTGTTGCGCGTGCGATAGATCCACTTCATTAGCTTGAAGTTCTTATCACACCGGGGCACATCATACTCAATGACGAACTCGCCATCAGAGCACTCCAACTCGCACGTGAGCTTGTGCGCGCCACCACTCTTCATCGTTGTCCCCACCTTAAACCACTTCGTGCGCTGAATAGCCCTATTCTGATTCGAATAGAGTCGTTTTTGCGCAGCGATAAAGTGGACGGGTCCAGGGCAGAAAAGACGAATCTTCTCCGCGTCAATGTCAACTAATGACAGAAATTCACGTTTGGGCGAGGATTTAAAAAATACTCGCGAGCCCGAGTAGACACTCCAGAGCATGTATTCCATAAACGCTTCAGGAAACCTGAAAACGTCTCCTTTCTTCTTGAGCCCGTAGGCTCCAAAGGGGAAACCGCTCGCTGTGTCCATTTCGAACTCGCTCCAAACATCTTTCCAATTCATAGGCTTTTGCCTCCAATATGGTTCAACATATTCCTCTATGATCGACAAGGCTTCCACAACATCTGGGTCGTTGTAAAAGTCAAAGGTCTGAGGATTGTCAAACTTCTTTGAGGCCGCCATTAAATTTTCATACGTCGGCATGACGACCGCCCATTTAGGGTCTGGGCAGGGGTCTGAGGGGTAGTAGCTGTATAGCTGGTTTAGGTGAAATTGGGAGGGGTCGTCGCCGTGGTTCTGTTTGTGTTCAATGAACCCAGCGACCTTAATGTGCTCAAAATTCCAACGCTTGCGCGAGAAACTAGGCACGGCCTCAGGATCCATCGGGAACTCCAGAGGCGGCGCCGGCCACACCGTAGGTCCACCAGGGGCTTCAAGAAGCCCAACAGCCTTCTTATAATTGTT